GCGCTACGCGAGTTAAATAAGCGAAAGAAGTTAGCTGAATATAAAGGTAACTTTGAGTTATTCGCAAAAGAACAGATTAAGATTTTACCTAAAGACAGTTCTCAAGGGTTTCAACCTTTTGTGTTTAATGAGGCACAAAGAATTGTCAATGAAAAGATTGAAGAACAGTTAAGAACTACTGGTAGAGTAAGAGCTATTATTCTTAAGGCTCGACAGATGGGACTAAGCACCTTTACTACAGCCAGAGTATTTTGGAAGAGTTACTTTAATGCTTACAACAAATCAGTAGTTATGGCTCATGATACAGCTACTTCTGACTCTTTGTTTTCTATGAGTAGAAATACTATCTCGAATATGTCTGAGGATTTCAGACCTAAGTTTAAGAAGTCTAATGCCAAAGAGATTATGTTTGAACATAATGATTCAGGGTATAGGCTGTATACGGCTGGTTCTCCAGAGGCTGGTAGAGGTACAACTCCTACTATTGCTCACTTGTCTGAGGTAGCCTTCTGGACTCATGATGCCAAGATTTTAGCTGGTATGTTTCAGGGTATTTCACAGGCACCAGGTACCGAGGTTATTCTTGAGAGTACTGCTAATGGTGTGGGTAATGAGTTTCACAGATTGTGGAAGGGTGCTGTAGCCGGAGAGAACGAGTATATTCCTATCTTCGTACCATGGTTCCTTATGCCCGAGTACCGTAGGACTGCTCCTGAATCTTTTGAAAGAACAGAAGAGGAAGAAGTATTGGTTACCCGGTTTAATCTTGATAATGACCAGTTATACTGGAGAAGATTAAAGATTGCCGAGGGTGGTCAAGATAAGTTCAGACAAGAGTACCCTGCTACTCCTGATGAAGCTTTTGTTGTATCAGGGGCCAACGTATTTAACATTGAAAAGTTAATGGGTTTAATTCCTCAACCTATTCTCAAACAGATGGAATTTAACTTTGAGTCTCAGATGATGGAGGATGCCCCAAGGGGTTCTATCGAGATTTACAAGTATCCTACCTTTGAAGACTCTTTTGCTATTGCAGGAGACGTTGCCTTAGGTGTAGGTAAGGACTATTCTTCTGCTATTGTGATGAACAAGGACAAGGAGATCTGTGCTGTATATCGTAACAATACCATTGATCCATCTAAGTTTGGTGATGTACTATTCTACCTTGGCAGATACTACAACAATGCTCTCCTTGCTGTTGAGTCTAACTCTATGGGTATTGCTACACTCAACAGACTAACGCAGATGAACTACGTTAACTTGTACTATCAGACAAAGATTGCTAACGTATCTAAAGAAGAAGGTAGCCGAGTAGGTTGGAGAACAACTTCTGCATCTAAGCCAGCTATTATCGGATTCTTAAAGAGCGCTATCGAGAATGATGAAGTATGGATTCCATCAAGAACTGTTATAGGTGAATTGATGAACTATGTTGCTGATGACAATGGCAAAACTAATGCTATTGTGGGTCATAATGACGATACAGTTATTGCATTGGCTATTGTACTCGAAGTAATCCGTACTCACGGTGATAAACTAACAACTAATAATGTTCCCTTTACACAACGCATGGGATCATTCCAACAGGAAAACACAACATGGTTATGAACGTACCATTACGTGGTGAAGAAAAAGAAGGCTTTAAAAAGCTTCTTAAACCACAACAACCTAACAAACTACTTAATCCGAAAGATAAAATCGGAGAAAAGTCAGGACGAACACTGCCCATCCGAGGGCAATAAGATTATCCCTTTGTGTCCGCTTGGGGCGACCGGCAAGTGGGATATCCGGAAGACTTATATGGGCTGTTATAGCCTTGATTGATTGATTGAACCAAGAAAGGTTTATAATGGCAGACAATATTTCTAGCGTAGTTAGAATTTCTCAAGGATACAAAGAGAGAGTTACAGACGAAGAACTAGTTGGTATGATCGAGACAGGAGTGATGAACTCTGTTGGTGACTTCCTAAATAGTTCAGACATGGCCCGAGAAAGACAGAAGGCTACATTTGAGTACGGCATGATGCCGGATATGCACCTAAAACCACAGGGTGTTTCTCAGATTGTTTCCTCAGATACTGTAGAAGCTGTAGAAGGCTACTCAGCTATTATCTCTGAGCTATTATTTAATAACAATAAGATTGCACGTTTTACACCATACAACCAGTCACCTAAAGCGTTTCATGATGCCAAGGTAGCTTCTGATTTGGTTAACTATGAAATCTTTAAAAAGAACCCCGGTTGGCAAGTACTTAACACATGGGTTAAGGCCGCTTTACTGTGGAAGAATTCTATTGTCAGATGGGAATTCATCGAAGATTATGATTATTCATATGAAGAGTATGATGAAATTTCTCAAGAAAATCTTGACAGCTTACTTGCTGATGATGATGTCGAAGTCGTTGGTCAGCTTGAGTATGATCAAAAATTAACTACCGATGAAGACGGTAACGCTGCATACGACATGGTATACGTTAATGTAAGACTAAAGCGTAAGCACAACAAAACAAGAGTTGAACTCAGAAACATTCATCCTGAATCTTTCCGTATTACAAGAGATGCCCACAACTTTGAGGATGCTTCTTTTGTCGGTATTCAGATTGACATGACTCGTTCAGAGATCAGAAAGTATTTCCCCCAGATTGCAGAGAATATTGACTGGGACGCCATTGGAGACGGTAGCAACGATTGGGCTACCAAGTACACCGAAGAGCAAGCTGCTCGAAAGCGTCTGGTTGGTGAAGAGTACTGGCTAGGTGGAAATTCTAGGGAACTATATCCTACTGAAGCTAACAGACAAGTTACTGTCGTTGAATGCTGGTTACGAGTTGATCGTGACGGTGATGGTATCGCTGAGTTAAAACACTTTATTATTGCAGGATCTACCATTCTTCTTGAAGAAGATTGTGATATGATTCCTCTGGCATCACTATGCCCATTCGAAGTTCCTCACGAGTTCTTTGGTTTATCTGTTGCAGATATGATTCGTCCCTCTACCCTTGCTACCACTGCTATTCTCCGTGGTTTCGTAGAGAACGTGTATCTGACCAACTATTCACCTAAGCTTGCTGACCCCAACGTAGTTGACTTTAGTGCTCTTCAAAACATGAAGCCTAAACAGATTATCGCCACGAACGGTAATCCCCAGACTGCTGTGTCATCTATGACTCCTGACACAATTAGCACTGGCACTGTACCTCTACTTGAGATGCTACAAATGCACAAAGAACAGTCTACTGGTTTGTCAAAGGCAGCGCAAGGTTTGAACGATACACTATATGTATCTGGTAACTCCGAAGAAAAGATGCAAAGAGCTATGAGTGCTGCACAAGTACGTATTCAGTACATGGCCCGTAGATTCGTTGAGACAGGTATCAAGAGACTTGTTGAAGGTGTATACAAGACTATCCGCACTAATATGCGTGGTCGTACTGTAAACTACTTTGATCAAAATGAAGTGTATAGAGCTATTGACCCTTCAACATTACCCGCTAACATGCTACTTCAGATCGATGCTGATGTAGGTGAAAATAGTAACAGTAATATTGTTAAGAAGATGACTATGGTTGGTCAACAACTATTACCCGCACTACAACAAGCTGGTGCTGGTGGTGTTGTAAGCCCAGATGCTGCAGTTAAGATTGCTGCTAAAACACTTGAAGCTTTGGACTTAGATCCTCTAGACTACCTAGAAGACTACACTACTGATGAGTTTAAACAAAAGGCAGCTGAGTCTAAGAAGAATGAAATGGCAGCTAATGAAAAGATGCGCCAGCTAGAAGAACAAGTTAAACAGTTAAGCATTGCTCAACAGCAAGCTACTATTGACTTAACTAACGTTCAATCTAAGAATTCTATGCAAGACAATATCAAACAGCTTATGGTTGCTCTTGATAAGTCACACCAAGAATGGGCTAAGCTATACATTAGTGCCGCCAAAGAAGGTGTTGAATTACCACCACATCCAACCCCTACTGACTTGTTTGAAACAGCAAGTAAAGCTATTAAGATGGATGTTGCTAATGATGCTTCTAAACCTGTAAATGGAGTTGGTACTCCTGAAGTACAAGGTCCAGCAGCAGCAATGCCTAACCAAATGATGTAAACAATATGCTCCACCCCTCTGCCGCCGATACTAGGTACGGGTGGACTTTCTTAAGAAAATAAAATGGACAAATATCGGAAGAGTTTCGAGCAGAAGATGAAACCTAAGATGAATCACGAAACAATGGAATACAAAGTAGAACCATTCCGTGATGCACAAGTTGCTTTAGGGCAAGCCCAATTCGTTCAACGCGAACGAGAACAATTCTTTAACGAAGCATACAGTGAGATCTTATCTGATCTTTTTGTTGCTTGGCTTAAGTCAGAGCCACACTGTACGAAGGAACGAGAGTACCTTTATTCAGTAGCCATGGCTTTAGGTTCAGTTAAAGAAAAACTAGTAGGTATTGAAACCTACGGTAATAATGTCAAGTACATTCAACAATTACAAAAAGGATCCTCAGTAGAGAACGAGGAAGATGACAGTAATGAGTAAATATCAACAAGCAAAAGACGTACTTGAAAAAGCACGTGAAGAAATCCTCCGCGAATTAACCCTATGTGGGCAAAATGGCGGTACAGGTCGGTCCCAAAATTATGCACCTATTTTAGTTAACCTTCATAATGCCATTAAGGTTATTGAAGAACTAGATCAAGATGCTAAATCTGATTTTGGTGAACGTATGAAAGCTGCCCGTGCTGCAAAAGCATCAGCTGCAAAAGATTAATTGGACATAAAGGCAAAAGAATAATATGAATCTATCACATCTCTCTACCAATACTCCTGCTTCTGAAATCAGTAGCAAGGACTTTGATGACGGAAGTTATAGTGCAGACTTGGAAGCAAAAAGTCTTGATGACATTCTTCGTAATTCCCCTGCTGCGGAATTACTCGGTTTAAAAGACCAAGAAGAATCTCTACCCGAAGAAGATGATAGCGTCCCAAGTCCAGATGAAACATCGGATGATAATGAAGAAGTCCCTGATGCCGATGAGGAATCTGAAACTGACCTAGATGAAGAAGAAGAATCAAATGATTCTGAAGAAGAAGATAAAGATGAGGATGATACGTCTACCCAAGATTCTGAATTACCTTCTGAAGAGGAGATTGATTGGGCTTATAAAGTACCTGTTACCGTTGACGGTAAAACAGAGTATGTTACCCTAGAAGAAATCCGTAAGGGCTATTCTACTGACAAGCATCTATCTCAAAAGGGGCGTGAACTCGGTGAACTGAAGAAACAAATCGAGCAAGAAAGAACAGAAAAGCTACAAGAGTTAGTTACACTAGGACAAGTCGTTCATGAAGAAATGACAGTCGTAGAAACTAAACTTGCACAAGAATACAACTCTCTATCTGCGCAGATCGATAAAGCAAAAGAGGAAGGTGATACGTACACCGCCCGTGAGCTTAAAGAAAAGAGAGAAGAAGTTCAAGAAGCGTACTGGAACGCACGTACTAAACGTGAAGAAAGTACTAAAACAGTTGTGGCTAAAATCCAAGAGCAACAAGCAGAACAGCAGACTAAACTACTAAAAGAGTTTAATGAAACAATCAAAGACTTCATTCCTGATTTCTCTGAAACAACTGCTAAGAGTATTCGCGAGTTTGCTATTAAAGAAGGTATCCCTGAAGCGTTATTGGAGCAAATTTATTCTCCTGCTGCTATTAAGTTTATCAACGATTATAGAAAACTTAAAACAGCAAAGGAAAAAGGCGAAGTGAAACGCAAAGCCGTGCCCACCGTTAAATCGGTACCAACTAAAAAGGGTACTCCCATCTTACAAAAACAAAAGAGTGCAGAGCAAGAGTCCCGTAAACGTGTTCTTTCCGGTCAAGGTTCTAACCAAGACCAACTTGATTTCTTAAAAAGAATTTCTTCAGTCAGCAAAAAACTTTAAATTGTTTCTATAAAATAAAAAGGAAAATAAAATGGCTGGACGTAATTTCTCCACAGGTGGCCCTAAGGCCGCCGCCCGTAGCGCATCTGCTACTGGTAACTCTATGAACGCTTCTGAAAGAGAAGACTTAGCGAATTTCATTTCAATGATCTCTCGCGATGAGACTCCTTTCCTAAGCTCTATTGGTAAGACCAAAGCTACTGCCGTATTCCACGAGTGGCAAACTGATGAACTATCTGCTCCTGCTTCTGGTGCTGTTGCTGAAGGCGTTTCTTACGCTACTCAAGCTGCTGCCCAAGGCGCTGAGCCTCTCCGTACTCGTCTAGGTAACTACACCCAGATCAACAGCAAGACTGTTACCGTTACTGGTACTAAGCGTGCTGTCGATCAGGCTGGTGTTGCTGACGAATACGCATACCAGCTCAAGAAGCGCGGCACTGAAATGCGCCGTGACGTTGAGTTCGACATGGTTAACAGCTGGAACTCCAGCAATGGCTCCGGTACCCGTACTTTCGGTGGTTACCAAGCTTGGGTTAACTACGGTACTGCTACTGGCGGTACTGCTCTAAACGTACTAGCTACTCCCTCAGAGTACACTGCTCCTACTAATCCTGGTGGTGGTGTTGCTGGTACTTTCACTACCGTTACTAGCGCAGACAAGGTTTCACTACAGCTATCACACATTGATACTGTTATGCAAGCTATCTACGAAAACGGTGGTAAGGCTACTAAGCTAATGCTATCCCCTGCTAACCGCCGTGTATTCTCTGCTAAGGCACAGTCTGCTGGTTCTAGCTCAAGCAATGCTGGTGACGGTAACGTTCGCCGTAACATTGACGCTGATGGTAAACTACGTCAGTCAGTTGAGATCTACATGTCTGACTTCGGCGACATCATGGTAGTTCCTAACTACGTAATGGGTATTGCTAATACCGCTGTTTCTGGTCTAGACAACACTGCTAACTTCAGTGCTCTTGTGTATGATCCACAGTGGTTTGCTTATGCCAGCCTACGTCCTACTCAGGAAGTAGACCTCGGTCAACTTGGTGATTCTATCATCGGTCAGATCGTTGAAGAAGGTACCCTAGAGTGCCGTAACCCTAAGGGCTGCGGTTTAATCTTCGGTCTATCTGGCGCTTGATAAGTTGAGCTAATATAAGGGATGGGATGTAATGTCCTATCCCTTTTTATTTTAAAGGAAAACAATGCAGATACTTAAAATTACAGCACCTAATGGTACATCTAAGCTTATTCCCTATGACAACGTTCTTGAATTAGTTGTTAATACCAACTACATTATTACTAGTGCAAGTTACGTTAATAATGTAGGCACCCCTGTTACAGTAGCGGTAGCTGCTTATGATGGTACAAACGATATGTACGAATATGGTGAACTAGAGCATAGCTATATTTTCAGCACACACGTAGCTAACTACAAAACTCGTTAATATATAAAGGACACAAATGGGATTTCTATCACAACAAGACAACGCTAATAGTTTCTTTGTAAAAACAAGCGAAAAAGATTATCAACTAGAACAAGATGTTCAAGCATACAAAGACTATGCTAATCTTCAAAGACAACAAGATTCACTTGTATCCGGTAACCGACAATATCGTTCATTTGCTATTATCCCTGATATTGTTGCTATTGATATTTTAACTAAGTATGGTATGGATATTCATTCACCTGAATTTATGAGTGATCCTGTCCAACTAAGACGACTAAAACAAATTATTGAAACAGACTATCCGTTACTTAAAACAAGTAATATTAAAGCCTTATAAGGAGAATAATATATGGCAACCCCTTTGTATGACGCTCTCGTAGCAAAAGTAAGAGATTGGAGCAATAAACCCGAAGTAAACACTATTCCTACAAGCGTTATTCAGGATTGCCTTAAGTATTCGGCTGATGAGTGCTATCGTCTTTTAAGAATTCCTCCACTAGAAGAAACAGTTACTTATACCGTATCTTCAAATGATAACGTTGGTACTCCTAATTCAAGCAATTATTTAGCTTATACTTCTTTTCCTATTCCAGAAGATTTAAC